GCCTCGGCGACGGCGGCGAGGATGTCGTTCCACTCGTCAGGGCGCAAAACAGGCCCGCTGGCGCTGTTTTCGGGGGGGAGGGCATCAGGGGCGGGGGTCACGTTCCGAAAGCGCTCCTGCGTCGCCGTGGGCGCGGCTGGCGTGATGTCGGTGATCTCGTCGTCGGACATCATGCCCATGGAGATTTCCGGGCAGTAGACGCGCGTGAAAAACGTCGCCGCCCTGTAGCGGAGCATGAGCTCGGGCATGGTCGCCCACTTCGAGCCGTTTTTGCTCATCCACCCCTCCTTCTTGGCCATGCCGATTGTCACGAGCGGGCCGTCGAGCCTCTCGCCGTTGGCGCGGTCGTTCGCCCATGCCCGGCAGCCCCAGTCGTCGCTCCCCTGCTGCCCCTGGAACTCGTAGCGGAGCGGGCTGAATTTTCCTGAGGCGTTGACGCAGGCGACTAGGAACTGGCTGCTCCAGGCGGGCCTGCCATGCACGAGGTACATGTTCTGCATCACGCTGAGCGGGCTCGCGCCCGTGCGCTGGCTCATTTCGAGGGCGATGATGCAGTCGCCTATTTTGCCACGGTAGGTGTCTGGCACTAACTGGCTCTCGGCCAATGGCCTGACCATGCGCTGTGCGTCCTCGAAAGCCTTGATGCTGGAAAACACGCCGGCGGGGGCGACGGCGGGGGTCTCTACTTTGGTGATTTCTGCTGTCATCTTGTGGTCTCCATTTGCTTTTTGTCGTACTCTCTAATCAAAGCCTTTATGGCGTCTCCGCCGGAGGCGTCTTTAGTCGCCTCGCAGAACTCGCGCGGCGTCATTTTTGCGGTCATGGGGTTGATGCCGTGGTCGCGGCACCAGGCGTTCCGCCCGGCCACGCAGGAGCCGGTCAGGATATGGTGCCAATTAAATAAATCCATTCCGTCGCAGGGGCGGTCGGGGTCGGGGTGCTGCCGCACGAACATGGCGACCCGCTGTGCCAGCGGCCTCCGCTCCATGGCCTTCGCCCTGGCGTCCCGCACCGCCTCGCGGAGCGTTGAGCCGTGGGCGAAACTGTTCTCCACCTTGACCACATAGCATGGAGTGGTAGTCAAATCTAAGTTCAGGATTCGCCCCCTGGCGTAGTTGCCGTGCAGGCTGGCGATGATGGTGGCGAGGCCGTCGATGTAATGCACGGCCTCGCCGTTGATGGACGCTATGCCGGAGCCGGAGCCGGAGCCGTAGCCGTAGCCGGAGCCGTCGCCGTCGCCGGAGCCGGAGCCGGAGCCGTCGCCGTCGCCGGAGCCGTAGCCGGAGCCGGAGCCGGAGCCGGAGCCGTAGCCGGAGCCGTCGCCGGAGCCGGAGCCGTAGCCGGAGCCGTCGCCGTAGCCGGAGCCGTCGCCGTAGCCGGAGCCGGAGCCGGAGCCGGAGCCGGAGCCGTCGCCGGAGCCGTAGCCGGAGCCGGAGCCGGAGCTAACAGCGAGAAACTCTTTCAGTGCCTGCTCCATGCCTCGACGCCCTCCAGGTTTCTGGTCGCCTCATCCGTGCAGGGTATAATCTGTATGGCGCCGAGGATGGTCATCTCGGGCACCTCGACGGTAATCTGGGTGTTGTCAGGATTGGCTACGCCATGCACGGCGAGATCCTCCACGGCGCAGGCGCCGTCCCAGTGCCATATTTTGCGGACGTGGCGCTTTTTGACGGTCGCGCCGTCGGTCGCCCGCACTTCGCCGAAGAACACTCCCGCGCCGACCGCGCGGACAATGAATTTCTGGATTTTCTTCTTTGCGGTCATCTTGTTGGTCTCCTTGTGCTTGTGGTGGATTTATAGGTGGCGACGGCCTTGACGAGCCACTCGCCGAACAGATAGAGGTCTCTTTTCCGCGCGGCCACCTGGTCGGCGGTCGGCGGGACGGGGTTGACGGTGATGCGGACGGCGTGTTTCACTTTCCACGCATCCCCTCCAGCCACCGCTGGATGCAGTAGAGGGCGCAGAGCGCCCAGTAGATGGGCAGCGGGAGCAGCAGGATGATGGGCAGCACCCAGGAAAAGTCAGTGTTGGTCATGGCTGTTGGTCTCCTTGTCATTGTCTAGTACAAGACATTTGGTATTTTTGATCAAAAACTTTTTATATTCCCAGATGGCCTCTCTGACCACTTGGGATGTGTTCGTCGTGCGACGAGTGCGGCGAATTGACGCCAGTGCTCGCACCAATCGAGCGTCGGCTTCAAATGATATTTTCATGCTTGCTCCTTTTTGTTTTTGTGTCGCTCTAGTATAATTTACCAGTTGTTTGGTATTTTGCAAGCGGATTTTCTTATTTTTTCTTAATTTTTTTGATTTTAGCCACGAAAAAACTATATTAAAGGCAAAAGGAGTAACGAGAAATGCAACTTGACGAACTGATTAGAACAATTCGAGCACTGCTTGACAACGACGAGACGCAGCAGGAAATGTCGGCTCGTACAGGAGTCTCACAGCAGACGATTTCAATCATCAGAAAAGGGCAGACCGACCTCGGCAAAATGAGGCTCGACACCTTACTGAAGCTTTTCCCCCGCGCGGAGATTGCACTGGACGGCTCTCCCGCGCCGCGCATCACGGCGGGACGGGACGCGGCGGGGCATGACATAGTGCAGGCCAGCCATGGCGGGATGACGTTCGCCAGCGCATACGACGCGCTCGCCGACGCGGGGCTCTGCGACGGCTGCCTGGTAAAGGCCATGTCCGCTATCCGCAAGGCAGAGAGGGGGTTCTGAAATGAAAAAAGGAAAGGAAACATCTCAAAAAACGTATCTTCTCTACGCCCGCGTGTCGCCTAAGGGGAGCACCTGGGCGGCTGACGAAACATCCATCTCGACCCAGTTGGCCGAAATGCGGACGCGCGTCCAGCAGATGTCCCCGGGCGCGCGGATGATAGAGGTATTCGACGAGTTCAGGAGCGGGAAGGACTTGAAGCGCCCCGGCATGAGGCGCATCCTCGACGACCTCGACGAGCGGCCATGCCCGTGGCAGTGCCTGGTCGTCTGGGCGCTGGACAGGCTCTCCCGCTCGCTCGCCGACGCCCTGCCGATTTTCTCGCGCCTGCGGGACGCCGGGTGCGATTTCCTGAGCGTGACGCAGGACTACCTGTCGTATACGGGCGCCATGGGTCGGTACATGCTCCAGCAGACCATAGCCATCGCGGAACTGGAGCGGGGCATGACCTCCGAGCGCGTGACCGCCAAAATCAGGCACATGGCTTCCCAGGGCAAATGCCCGTACTCCCTCCTGCCGATGGGCTACTACCGCTCGCCTGAGGACAAGCACAAAATACTGGTTGACCAGGAAAAGGCCGAAATAGTGCGGAGCGTGTTCGACCTGTTCTGCGCGGGGCGGCTGTCATGGTCGGAGATTTCCGCCCGGCATCCGGGGACCTTCAAAAACCGGCAGCACCTCTATAAATTGTTGCGGACGCCGATGTACATGGGCGAGATACGCCTGTGGGGCGATGCGTACAAATGCGACGTGGAGCCTATAATAAGCCGGGAGCAGTACGAGCGCGCCCAGGCGCTGCTCGCCGACGGCCAGACCAATAAGAGCAAGGTCTCCCGGCGCAAATTCGACTACCTGCTGGCCGGGCTAGTGTCCTGCTCCTGCGGTCGCAAGATGACCACGTACACGGTCAGCCGGGGAGGCAAGTCATGGCACTACTACAAGTGCACGTCGCCCGACTGCAAACTGGCGGTGTGCGCCGAGGACCTGGAGGCTGCGGTGCTGGAGCGGCTCGTGGCCTCGTATACCGACGAAAGCAAAATAAGGGAGGCCGTGTCCGCCTACCTGGACGAGACCGCCCGCGCCGACAGGGAACGGGCTGAGAAGCGGGATGCCGCCGGGAGGGCGTTGCAGGCCGCGCGGGAGCGCGTGGAGAACGCCACGAATATGTTCCTCATGGGGAAGGTGGATGATGGTAATAAGGGCTATTTTAACGCCCTGCTTTACGACGCCCGGCAGGAGGTGGCCCGCCTGGAGGCGGAACTGGCCGCCATGGAACCGCCGGGCGGGAAAATGCCTCCGCTGGAAGACATGATGCCCGCGCTCATCAGGGCGGGCGCCGAATGGGCGCGGAAGATAGCCGACGGCGACGCGCCGTACTCCGTCAGGCGCAACCTGGTGCTGTCCGCCGTCCAGGACATAGTCTGCCAGGGGCGCAGGGACGGCGTGACCGAGTTCAAACTCGACTTCGCAGTTATGCGCACCAGTCAGCAGTGGTGGGCCAATGGCGACCTGCACATAACCTGCATCGTCGCCCTGGCGGGCGGATACCGCGCGAGAATCGCGTCCCGGGCCGCAGAAGGCCAGTCTGGCCGCGCCATCGGCCGGGGTCATCTCACAGGCCTGCAATAGCCGGTCGCATCGACGGAAAGCCCTTCCTCGTACTTGTAGACGACCGAATAATGCGTGTCGGGCAGCAGTTTTTCCGGGACGTTGCCTTCGTCGTCCACGATCCGGACCCAGAAGCCGGAGCCTGGCCAGGGCTCGCCGTCCACGCGGGGGCAGGGGGAGCCCAGGCCCGCCCAGGCGGCCAGGACAACCTTGGGGTCGTCCGATGGCCAGGGCGTCCCCGGAAACGCCAGCCCGTTGCTCACCAAGCGGGGGGTCCCGCCTGTCTCCCTGTATGTAAAGGCAAACGAATACGAGTCCACGAACCTCCCCATGACATATTCGGTCGCCTCGAACTGCCGCCGCATCCGGGAGTCGCAGGAGGCCGCCGTGATGACGGCCAGATTGCCCCTGACCGACACGAGGTCGCCGATGTCCAGGGGCATCGACGAGGCCCCGCCTGTCCAGGAGAACGAGCGGCGGACGAGGGACGTTCGCAGGACATAGTCGCCGTAGGCGGCGGCGACCCTCCGGTCGTCGCAGCAGTAGAGGGTGACGTCCTGGGCGCGTCCGTGGCGCTCCCGGTCGCCGGAGAAGCGTATGACGGCGGCGCGGGTGTTCTCCCTCTCGCGGTCGAAATAGAAGACCTGGACCTCGTCAGGCGTGTTGTCGCGGGTGGCATAGCCGACCCGGAAGGTGCCGGCCTCGATGTTGTCGTCGGTAAAGGCATACGCGGGAATCGGGTCCCCGCGCATGGTGACGGCATCCGGCAGGCCGTCATACACGGCGGCATAGACCTGGCCGCGGCGGACGATGGCGGCGCGCCCGATGTCGCAGACGTACTGGAGGGCGTCGGCAGCGGACGTCGTGCCGTCGAAATAGGCGGACATCGCGATGCCGTCGTCGTCGCAGTGCGCGGCCCATGAGGCGAAGGCCGCGTAGTCGAGGCACCGCGGGTCGACGGTGCAGTCCGCATCGCCGGCCCCGTATGCGCAATCCGTGCGGACGACCTTCCGGAAAGTACGCCCCGTCGCCGGTTCGGACTGGTACCCGCGGGCCACGGTGAAGGTGCTCGACGAAGGCACGGAGGCCACCGTCCATATCTTTTCGGCAAAGCGCGTCGAGTTGAAGAACTCCACCAGGTCGCCGGCGGACAGGCCATGAGGGGCCGCGGACGTGACGAGGGTGTAGCCGCCGGTCGACGAGGAAAAGGACGAGACCGCCTTCTCGTCACCGTATTCGAGGCTGTACATGCTCCCGTCGGCCTCGGCCTGCCATTCACGCCCGTCGAAGGGGAAATGCGGCTGGCAGATGATGTCGTAGGCGCACCAGGCGGGGTTCGTGGCCGGACGCGCGAGCCATTCGGCGCCGTCCCATACGCAGACGAAGGGCCTCGACGCCCGCGCCTTGACCTGCGGGACGGCCCCGGAAAGGGCGTCGGTGGCCAGCATCCTGACGCCTGCGACGCAGACGCCAGGATAGCTGGGCGAGAAGTCATAGCCCTCGACCAGGGTCTCCCATACGCAGTCGCCGCAGACGTCGGGGTTCGCGTCCGCCGGATTGTGGTATCTCATGCGGATTTCCCAGTGGTCGTGGGATTCGCCGAGCGTCTCGGCGTAGGTGACGCCATAGGCGGAGCTGCTCTGGGCGGATATGGAGAAGTAGCCGCCGGAGGCGCCGGCGAAGTCCTTCCAGGCGCCCTTCGTGCCGTCGGCGTCCACCCAGCGGCGCTGGATCTCGACCGTCACCGTGTAAGGCTGCATGCTGGTGCCTGAAGCATCGTAGATGCCGTATGGGAACTCCAGGTTGAGCTCCAGTTTCTCGGGGCTCGCCCCTCCGCTGGTGGCGAAGGTGAACCAGTCGACGGACAGGTTCTTGGAGACGCGGATGGTGTTCCAGACGCCGGTGCAGACGGTCAGCGGCTCCTGGACGGGATTTCCTGGGCGCGTCTCCACTTCGGCGTACTGCCTGATGTCCGTGCCCGTGGCCTGGTTGATCGACCCGTATGCGTGGATCTTGTATATGTCCGAAAAGCTCGACTTCTTGAAGCCCGTTATGAGGATGTATTTGTAGAATGTCTCGTTGGCGAAATTCTGCGCTGTCCAGTACTTCTGCTTCTTGGTGGTCCCCGCCTCCGTAAGGCCCGTGTATGCGCTCGAGGCGAAGAAGCTG